TAAGAAATACAAAGAACTTTACACTACCGATAAAAGATATATCATCATAACGGGCGGAAGGGGTAGCGGTAAATCTTTTCACGCAAATACAGCCATGTGTTTGTTAACCTATGAGCAAGGGCACAGAGTATTGTTTACTCGATATACAATGTCAAGCGCTGAAATATCTATTATTCCTGAGTTCACCAATAAGATTGAACTGATGAATAAAGAGGAAGACTTCCACGTAAACAAAACGGAGATAACCAATAAGCTAACTGGTAGTGAGATAATATTTCGAGGCATCAAAACAAGTTCGGGCAATCAAACAGCTAACCTAAAAAGTATTGCCGATGTTACAACGTGGGTATTAGATGAAGCAGAAGAGTTAATAGATGAAAGCATCTTTGATAAGATAAACCTATCGATAAGAACTAACAAAGCAAAGAATAGGGTTATAATGGTTCTCAACCCATCAAATAAAAAGCATTGGATATACAAAAAGTTTTTTGAAAAGCATTTATCATTTATAGAGATTGATGGAGTGCAAATAGAAACAACCACCCACCCTGATGTGTTGCACATTCATAGTACCTATTTAGATAACATCAATAACCTTTCTGCATCGTTTATTAAAGATGTTGAAGAGATGAGAAAAACAGACTTTAATCACTATTGCCACGTTGTATTAGGTCAATGGCTTGGTAGGTTAGATGGCGCGTTGTTTGTTGAAGACACTTTTAGGTACTTCAAAACATTGCCTGAGCATAAGCCCGACAGCGTACTTGGTTATGTCGATGTAGCTGATGAGGGAAGCGATTACCTATGTGCATTATGGGCGAAGATATACGACGGTAAGATATATATTACAGATGCTATTTTCACTCAGGATACGATAGATGTAACGTGTCCAATGGTATCATCTAAGATAAAGGAGTTGAATGCAGACTATACACGTATTGAGGCAAACAATCAAGGAAGCGGTTTCATTCGCTTACTTCGTCAATCGGTGCAAGAAGATAAGGTATTAAGCATTAAGAACACCGCAAACAAGCACACGCGAATATTGATGGCTTACCACATCATTAAAAATAAATTCGTGTACGTTCACCCTGAGAAGCAGACAGATGAATATAGAGCAATGATGCAGCAAATATACGAGTATAGGAAAGACGGTAAGAGCAAGCACGATGATGCACCCGATGCGATGGCTGGGCTGGCGAACTTCATACAAGCCTTACTGCCGCACATCTTTGAATAAAAAAAATTGACAATTACTTTTATAATTAATTTTAAAAAAAAAATCAGATGAGTTACGTATCTAATTTAGTCGCCCGAATGTTTGGGCTTAGCACCTTTAACGGAATGTACTCAACATCTATTTACGACCGTAAGAATCCTATTCTTATTGATACGGAGAACAAGCTAAGGATATATAACACCATTCCTCACCTTCAATCGGTCATTAACCAGTTAGCCGATATGTTTAAGAACATGGAGATAAAGCTATACGATAAAAAGACTGGTGAGGAGATTAAAGAGCACGAAGTATTAAACCTATTGAATAGACCTAACCCTTTGCGAACGCGAGAGGAGTTTTTATTTGAATACTATGTTTTTAAATCTGTTTTTGGTAATGCTTTCATATACGAGATTAAAGGACTGCCGAGCGCGCTTCCTTCATTAATGTGGAACTTACTTCCGAGCGATGTTGAGGTTATTCCTACCGGTAAGTTATATAATCAAACAACGGTAGACGGCATTATTAAGTCTTATAAGGTATATGACCAAGGCACTTACTTTAATGTGCAGCCTTCCGATATGATATATAAGAATGAGGGAGTGGGTGGTAACCTTATAACATCGCAGAGTAAAATTGATTCATTGCAGTTACCTTTATCAAATATCATAGGTGCATTAAAGAGTGAAAATGTATTGATAGTTGAACGTGGTGCGGAGGGTATATTAAGCAATGAAAGCCAAGCCGATGGAGGCGCGATACCTTTAGGCAAGGAAGAACGCGATAGAATAGAACGTGAAATGAGCAAAAGTTATGGCATATTCGACGGACAGAAGCGTAAAATAATTACCAATAGTTCATTGAAGTGGCAGCCGATGACTTTTCCTATTAAGGACCTGATGCTATTAGAGTGCATCGAAAGCGACTTTCAAACTATCTGCGCTGCTTATGGTGCTGACCGCGATATATTCCCAAGCACGAAAGGCGCAACATTCGAGAATAAAAACAACGGTGTTAAGTCAACTTACCAAAATACAATACAGCCTCAAGCCGATGACTTAATGAGCATTTTAAATGCGGCTTTTGGTTTAGAAAAACAAGGGCTTTATTTAGAGGCTTGTTATGACCATGTACCAGTATTGCAAGAAGACAAACAGATGGAAGAGCAAGTAGAGAAAACAGAAGCAGAAACAAACAGCATTAATGTGAATACAATCATTCTATTAAATGGCGCAGTAGGTAGAGGTGAGATAAGTCGCGATGTGGCAATTAACATTCTAAGCGGTGTTATGGAGTGCGATGTTGAAGAAGCGAAAATGTATATCAATTAAAATAAAAATTTGGCAATTAATAAAGTACTTATTTTTGAAATATAAATAAAGGCATGAGCGAAGAAAAACAAAATATAATTAGTGAAGTCGAAAAAAAAGAGAACTATTATTCTGTTAAGTCGGCTAGTGCAAATATTTTAGATGTTAGCACCTCCTCACGAATAGTAACGGGTTTCTTTAACTCTTATAATTTTTTTGATAGCGATAAAGACGTGCTAATAATGGGCGCGGCAAAGAAGTCAATCGAAGAGCGCGGTGTGAATAGTAAAGTAGTAGGGAAGATTAAACACGCATTGCATCACGACCTTACGACCTTAGTAGGTAAGTTGCAAGTTCTCGAAGAAACTACTAAGAACGGAATTACAGGCATATACTTTGAATCTAAGATAGCCAATACAACAATTGGGAATGATACTCTTATCAATTACAAAGAGGGTATATACGATAATCATTCAATCGGCTTTAAATACAATCAACTCTCATTAATAGAGGCTGAAAAAAGCCCCGTTGCATGGAATGAAGTATTAAGCAAATTACTTAACCCACAGGAAGCTGAGAAGTTCGGGTACCTATACCTTGTTAAAGAAATTAATCTATTCGAAGGTTCAACGGTTGCCTTTGGTGCAAATACATTAACACCATTCTTAGGTGTGAAAAGCGGTAGTAAAGAATCAATGACTCTCGCACTTGTAAGCAAATTAAGCCAGCTTGAATATACCGTAAAAAACGGAATGCAGAGCGATGAAATGTTAAGCACGTTTGAACTACAAATTAAACAATTCAAGCAAATATTAAAAGAAATTGGAGCAGCAAAAACCTTTGATAAGCCCACACTTTCACAAGTGCCGAGCGATGCGAAATCAAGCGAACCAGTGCAAAAATTCGACATTAACTCAATTATTAAAAACTTAAATTTCTAAAAAAATGGAAGCACAAGACCAAAAAGCGTTAGTTGACGCTATCAACATTGAAGTTGGTAAAAAATTAGATGCCGCAAAGAGCGCATCACAAGATGAAATTACTTCATTGAAATCTGAATTAGAGGCTGTTAAGGCTGCTAAAGATGAATTGAAAAACGAAGTGAATGGTGAGATTGTTAAATTGAAAGCAGCTAACGAAGCGGCTTCTGAAAAAACAGAATCTTACAAATCACTTGCTGACCTATTCGTTGACGGTTATAAATCAATTGTTAAAGAGAATGGCGCAAATATGAAGAAAAAAGGGTTTAGCGCTCAGATGAATGTTAAGGCTGCTGGTACTATGACCACTGCAAACATTGATGCTGTTGGTACTAACTCAATTCCTTATCAATTAGCTTCTTTCTCAACTGGATTAGTAACAACTAAGAGAAGAAGACCATTTATTATTGACCTTACCAACTTTGGTCGTACTGACAAGATGTACGTTCAATGGGCAGAAATGGCTAACAATGACCCGGGTACTGCTGGTATGACTGCCGAAGGTGCTGCTAAGACTCAAGAAGATTTTGACGTAAACGAAAAATCTGCGAAAGTTGAGAAAGTAACAGCGTACACTAAGGTATCAATGGAAATGTTAGATGATGTTGCTTTCATGGAAGCAGAAATCAGAAACAACTTAATTGAACTTATTGCATTGAAAGCTGATAGTGGTGTATTGAGCGGTAACGGAACTACTCCGAACTTGAATGGTATCATTACTCAATCAACTACTTACGCTGCTGGTTCTTTTGCTGGTACGTTTGGAACTGCTGCTAATAACTTCGATGTGTTGCGTACTGCAATCAACCAAGTTGAGGCTGCTAACTACTTACCTTCTGCAATCGTGTTACACCCGACAGATGCTACATTCATGGAATTGACTAAAGCAACTGACAATGGTTATGTTGCACCTTCATTATTCGTAGTGAGCAATGGTGTTACTACTTTCGCTGGTATCCCAGTTATTAAAAACACTGGTATTACAGCAGGTACTTTCTTACTTGGTGATTTCTCTCAAGTTAACGTGAGAATGAGACAAGATGCTACTATCTCAATGGGGCACGAAAATGATGACTTCACTAAAAACTTAATCACTATCCTTGCGGAAATGAGATTGGTTTGTTACGTGCCGTCTAACAGAGTGTTATCTTTGGTTACTGGTTCATTCACAACTGCGAAAACAGCGTTGAACGCATAGTTAATAGGGTGAGGAATTAAAATACCTCACCCTTTAATTTTTAAACTATAAAAAATGGCTAAGAAAGTAAAAGAAGTAGAGGTTATCGAAGTTGTAGAAGTTGCTGCTATTACTGGCAATGTTACAATTAAAATAATCAAAGATACTCAGCACCTTAAAAAAGGTGAAGTGTACAAAGAAAGCGGTGATATTGCTTCGTTATTAGTAGCGAAAGGTATAGCCGAAATAATCTAAAAAAAACTTTTGTTTGTTTGTTTTGTTTGGAGGTGGGCGGTAAAAAACCCACCTTTTTTTTAAAGATAAATTTATAATTATGGCATCAATATTAGTTAAAACAACAGACTTCACTGGGCTTTATTACATCGCTCAAACAACATACACTACACCAATATTGCAAGCCTATATTGATGAGTTTGAGAAGACTTATATAAGAAAATTGTTAGGCTTAACGCTTGGCGACCTATTCATTGCAACGGTAGTAAATAACGTGCCAGTTGGTGCAAGATACTTAGCTGTATTTAACCCTTTGGCAATTCAAGTAAGTGGCTTAAATAACGGTGTTAGTCTATTACAAGAGTATTACACAGAGGGTAGAATATTCGAGAGTAGAGGAATGAAAGAAATATTGAAAGGTATTATCTATTGCTTATACGTGCAAGGTACTCAAGCGCACCATTCACAGAGCGGT